CGTCAAGGATCTTGTAATAACGAGCTTGCTCTTCATCTGTCAAAGTACCGGTCATCAAGCGCTTGTGTGAAATCTTTGCCTTCATGGCATAGTAACGACTCTTCTGCTCATTGTTGCTCATCTCAAATGAGTAGAACATTGGGACCTTGCCGGCTAGATGGCAGTTCTGAGCAATCTGCAAAGCAAGGGTTGACTTACCTGTTTTAGGTGGGGCGATAATAACAATTAGCTGACCTGGTTGTAAGCCAGAGGTAGCCTCATCCATAGTTGGAAATCCTGTAGGTAAACCAAGTAAACCTGGGTTGTTCTTGCGGTTCTCGTATTCTTCTTTTGCAGACTTAGCGGCTTGTGTAACTTCTAGGTCATTAGACTTAGTTAAACCGTCTTCTTCAAGTTTAATAATCCCGCGCTCCATAGCTTGGAGTGCGCCCTCATGGTCTTGTTCTTTTTCTATAACTTCTAAAGCTGAACCAAGTGTGGCAATAATTCTTTGTTTACGACGATCATCTACAAGACAATCAATTAAATACTCAACAGTATCTGCAACCGGTATCGGTGCGTACATAGGAAAGTTTTCATTAATTACTTCAAGGCTAGGGCACTCACGATACTTTGCATTGTGAGCAAGTAAAAAGCTAACTACTTTACGATCCGCGGCATCGGCAAACCAAACCTCATTAATATTATTTTCAAGTAAAGGTGTGAGGTCACGTGCCTGTACGACTTTACTGAGGAGCTGTGCTTCGTGATTCATAGGTTTTTAAAATCCAATCCCCAGTGTCCGTATTGTGCTGTTCTAGTGGCTATGTCTATCACACCAATCACTTCTGGTCTATACGGCAATTCAGCCACAATGTCCTTCTGTGATTTGTAAGAGCTAAAATATCTAAATGGATTAGTTCCCATTCTATCCAGTTCTTCTACAAAGAAAGTAAGTTCTTCTTCGCCCATAGTAAATGAAACAAGTTCAAGGGTTATACCCTGTCTACTTGTGTACATGTACAAGTAACTTAATATATCTTTACGTATCTTTTTGTTAGCTTTAGATAACGTAAATAATTTTAAAACTTTTTTAGGCGTGAGCTCTACAAGTAAGAATACATCCTCTGTTACTAATATTCTTTTGGGGAGCTCGTTGCTGATGTCCCCGTTTTGCATTGGTTATAGAACCTCAACCTTGCCAAATTTTATAATAAATTCTCTAAACTCTTGGTTAGATTCTTTTGCTCGCTCTGCGTCTTCTGGTGTAGCACGGCTTGATATTTCTAATGGGTAATTTCCATTATTAATATCGATCCTAGCTTTAACAAAAGTAATGTGCTTACATTTCATACGGCTAGCAAAGCCGGGACATGTGCAATAAAATTCGTTCAGGTCGCCAACGGACACCTCGTAAATACCTGGACCAGACGTGCTTGTATTAGGCAAGAACACTTGGACTAGCCTTAAATCATTCTGCACTTTGTTCTCTTTCATTTACGTAGATCCCCTCGTGATGACTCAACTGGTAGGTAACTAAATATTTCATGTACAAAACTTTCTGTCGAATCTCCGTACAGCCCAGCCCAATCCTCGCGCTTGATGTTCGTAGTGATAATGGTAGGCAATCCGTTGTTGAAACGGGTTCTTAACACGTGATGAAGCATGTTTTTTTGCCATCCAGAAAGGCTGGCATGCTCTCGTCCCACGTCGTCTAAGATCAAAACGCGGATGTTATACGCATCGTTAGCGCACTCTCCCATGATACCTTCGTAGATTACCTCTTGGTCTTCCGACCAGCCATCTATCTGTGCACCCTTTAAATCTAAAAGACCGCTATAGGTGATGAAGTAACAGGGGCGTATCAAAGTGTTTGAGTCTTTAACATCAAAAGCTTCAAGAGAAAAAGTAGTCATGATCTCTTGAAGGGTAGCAAGCGCAAGAGTTGTTTTACCTTGTCCCGGGGTTCCATAAAACATAAGGCCCTTACCGCAAGAAGATTTACCGGTAGCTCTGATAAATAAACCTTGGTCTGCACCGGCTATCCAAGTCTTAATTTTTTTAAGTGTTTCAGGCTTTACGTCGTTGCAGTCAGATAAAGTCCAACCCAATCTAGCAAGTGGAATACCCGCCATCTTGACCCAAGTACGGCGACGTACTTTTAATTTATCAACTTCGAACATCGTTTACCCAATCCCAAGACTTCTCAGCTTTAACCTTTTCGGTTTCAATATCTTCTGGGGTAACCATAAGACGTTCTGCTTGAATCTTCAACCCCGCAAACTGTTGAATAAATCTTTTCCAAATATGCTCCGGGTCATTAATCGCTGTGTCGTGTTTAATCTGTTGGAAGTACAAGTCAATCATAATCTTCTCAAGGGTTCCGTTGGTGCCATGCTCTGATTGAGCTTTTGCTAATGCAATACGGAATCGACTGGTAGTAACAGCCCAAGGCTTAACGTGCCATAACTCGTGCATGCGGTTAGCAAATTCAAACGCTGTATCGGTAATGCTCCAGTTAGCAGGATCGCCTGAGCGCTTCTGCATTCGAATCTCGTTCTTCTTAGCTTTGACTTCTTCTTTTTCGCGGTGCTTTGCGTCCCTTGCTCGTTGCCGAGCTTTCTCAATATCCTCTGGATCGTAAGATGCTGGGAAATCGTCCACGCTTGCTCCAATCTTTAAATCGTACTCTTGGTAAGTCTCATCGGGTCCCCCGATATATTCGGTTTGCTTCTTGCTAAATAAGCTATTAGTACTTAATAAGCTATTTAGTGGAGTGTGCTGTAATAGAGCGCCTGTTTCTGCCGTCCAGTAATAGGCGTCCACAACATTACTTACTGTCATGATTCTTCCGTTTATTCGAACTTTTTTTGTCTCAATTAAGCCCAGTTCTCTGAGCTCTCGAAGGGACGCCCTTATGGCCTTCTCACCTTCGGAACATACCTTTGAAAGGCTCTCAGCGCTTATCTGAGGCCTTTCCGTGAGTAAGTACATGTAGATACCTACGGAACGAAACGAAAGCACCCCTACTTGCCTTCCTTGCCTTTTTTCATTTCTTCGACGATGGCTTCCGCGAAGATTTTGGCGATGGCTTGGATTCCAAAGTAGAGATTGTCCAGCTCTTCTTCGTCGAGGGCGCCTTCTTCCTCTTCATCTTCGTCATCTTCTTCGTCATCCGCCTCTTCGCCATCCTCGTCATCCTCCTCGACGTCTTCAATAGTTTCTTGTTTAGGGATTGTTGGCTCAACTGTTGCTTTAATGTCCTGAGCCGGGTTAAGTGGGATCAAACCCTCGGTTAAGTCATAGCAAGGGATTTCCGCGTCCTTGCATGCCGCTAGAGCGTTTTGGCAGTCTTTGTCTTCATCAGCCCATAGTAAGAACGTAGATGCTCTAAGGCCTTTAAGATGATCGACAGCTGTCTTAATTGGATTTGTTGAGATGTTAAGGCTTGCTGATGGGATGCCATCAAACTTTCCAGACTCTGTAGTAAATACCAGAATGTCTTTGCCTTTGTCTTTTGCTAACTGTGTTGCAAATGTTTGACCTTGACTTGGTCTTTCTGAATAAGCTAGAACTAAAGTTCCATTAGCGCCATTTGAACTTTGGGCGTAATAGTGATCTTCCATTAAAGCTTCTAGATTAGCGCGGCTGGTTGCCCCATTGCCGGCGACGAGCACATAATATTTGTCCATGGGACCTCCTTGGTAGGGGAGGCACAGACTAGCCTATGTTTGAGGTTGCGCCAAGTAGACGGAAACAGGGGTACCTATTGGTACGTTTTCCGCAATCTTTGAGTCAATAAGTCGACTTATTACAGCAAAGCGGTTCTTGTACAAATGGCTTCGAGCAGAGTTTGTGCTTCCGCCTTCCCAGTAAAGGTCAGCTGGAGAACAAGGCCCGTTGCTGCCATCAAAGAAGTCTAAAAGTCCAGCTGAGTTTTCAAACAACGAAGAGTCAAACTTAATTGTTCGTGTGTTAGCTGTAGCCCATGTTACTTCAACCGCTGCATATGCCGCAGTTGCTGGGGCTGTAGCGGTTACGTAAGGGCGGATCCAGTCTTTAGCTGTAACTGTAGGTGTTGCGGTACCACCAGTGTTATAGAGCCCATTAGCGCC